TTAAGTTCAACCCCTTCACTGGGAATCTCGACCTGATCGACACCACCGCAGCAGCGGGTGTCAATATGCAGGTCCAGTACAACAACGGAGGTTCGCTCGCCGGTTCCGCTGATCTGACCTGGGACGACAGCGCCAAAGAGCTGGGCGTCGGCGGCGACATCAACCTTGATGACGGCGGCACCTACGAAACCACCGTGCAGGTGGTCACACCGACTGCCAACCGCACAATCAGCTTCCCGGATGCCACCGGCACCGTCGCATTAGTTGCTGGGTCTACTGGGCAACTGACGTATAACAATGCTGGTGCTCAAGCTGGCCTCACCTCTGCAAGCATCGGCAGCACTGGTCAGATCAACATCAGTTTGGCAGGTGCTGCATCAACACCGCCTGTCTCCTTCACTGGCTCTTGGTTCACTGGTGGCACTGCTACCACGACTAAGCCTCAACTACTGATTGAACCCACTGGTACGACTTCGACTGCCTGGAGCACGAGTGGCACTGGTCTCGGTGTTAATGCAGCGAGTGGGTTTGCTGGTCGTCTTCTTGATTTGCAAACCAACGGCACAAGCCAGATGGTGGTGCAGGGGGATGGGAAACTAGGGATTGGCACTACGAGTCCTAGCGGGGCGCTTCATGTCAACGCTGCAAACAATGCTTACATTTATTCTTCAACCACGACAAATTCTGTTAGTGGATTTTCAGGCTGTTTCAATACAACTGGTTTTGATTTAGGAACTACTTCAAATCATCCGATTACTTTTTACCAAAACAACACGCCTAGAGCAAAGATCGACACTTCGGGGCGCCTGTTAGTTGGCACGTCATCGGACTCTGGTGGTGCACTCTTACAGGTAAACGGAGATCGAGTTAGGATCGCCACCGCAAAAACACCAGCCTCAGCATCTGACACTGGTACTGCCGGAGAGATCTGCTGGGACGCTAATTACATCTACGTTTGCACTGCCACCGATACATGGAAGCGCACAGCAATCAGCACATGGTGATGACGTGCCCCGTGCTTCGTCAGTGCAACATCTGCAAGGAGCACAAGCCGCAGACTGACTTTTACAAAGTCAAGCGGGCCAAAAAGGACATCCTCGGCGTACCTCGTATCTCTCGCTGTCGTCAGTGCGAGATGCAGAAGTACATGGAGCTAGATCCACGGCAGAAGATGATTTATGCGGCTCGCAACCGCGCTCGTATTGCTGGACTGGATTGCACCATCACCAAGGACGACATCGTGATCCCAGAAACCTGTCCGGTATTGGGGATTCCGCTGTTTGCTCGTGTTGGCGCTGGTCGGTCAAATCGCGATCAAGTGGAGAACTCTCCGAGCTTGGATCGAATCGACAACAGCAAAGGCTACGTGCCTGGCAATATCGCCGTGATTTCCATGCGAGCAAACATGATCAAGAACAACGCGACGCTCGATGAATTGAAAGCGATTGTCGCCTACATTGAATCGAGCCAGAGCCAGTAGTCCTACTCCCTAACAGGGTGGGTGACCGACCCGTAACTGGTCACAAAACCTTTACCGACACTGACCGATGGATTACACGATCACCATTCCTGACGAACTAACCCCTGGCATCATCGCTGCTGCCTCTCTTGAAGGCATCTCTCCTGAAGAAGTGGTTGGCGCTTATGCCACCAGCATGGCCACTAAGGTGTGCCAAGACCTTAAGGTTGGACCGTATTACGTTGGTCCGACACCGCCTCAGTTCAATCCTGATGGCACCCCATACGATCCCAACTGGGTGGCACCAGTCGTAGACAACGACACTACTGAGCCCGATGGAGGTGATGTATGACGCTAATCCTGCAGCGTCCGACTGGATCTAAGCTCACCCTCCGCCAAACGTGGCAGCCGATGGATCCTGACGCTGCTGCTTACATCACTGCTGTAGAAACGGCAGACGGTCAAGCACTGGAGGAGAAGGTCAAGATTGCGATTGATAACTTCGTGCTTGGTTGCAAGGCAGATGGGATTTGGAGTGCGATCAAGGCAAGCTGTATTTTGGCGGGAGCTAGGACACTGGCTGGTGCTTTGGTTCCGCTGGTGGGGACAGCGCCTACTAACTACAACTTTGTTGCTGGGGATTACAATCGGGAAACAGGATTAGTGGGGAATGGGAGTACGAAGTATTTGGATAGCAATAGAAATAACAATGCTGATCCACAAAATAATCATTCTATGGGGGTCTTTATCAATACCACCCAACCTTCGGCAGTGGCCTCTTACATTGGCGCTGGCGGGGGACTAGAAACGGGCGCAACTCACATTATTGTGGACTACAACCAGTCAGTATCCACTTATCGCTCTAGGTTTGGCACAACCAGTATTAGCAGATCGGGAGGGCAATCAGTCACAGGATTTTCAGGAATGACTCGGAACTCATCGTCGTCTTTTACTTTTAGACTAGGCAATGTTTCGACGACATCAAGCACCGCGTCTGAAGCACCGGTCAGCAATAGCGTGTATGTGTTTGGACGCAACGCATCTAATGCATTAAACACCGCCACAAGCGGCAGGCTTCAGTTTTATTGGATCGGAGAATCCCTAGACCTCGCTCTCCTTGACGCCCGCGTCACCGACCTGATTAACGCAATCGGAGTGGCAATCCCATGACCTACACAAACCACGACCTATTAGTCACTGCCACTACCACTGATCTGGAGGTGCTGCGATGAGTTGGGTTATTACAGGCGCTGAGAAGACGCCGGTTGATCCTCAGTTTGGGAGTGTGTCGCTACTGCTTCACGGCAATGGGGCTAACGGCTCGACCACGATTACGGATAGCAGCCGGTTTGCAAATACGGTTACCGCTGTAGGTAACGCCCAAATCAGTACGGCCCAGTCAAAGTTTGGTGGGGCCAGCATTGCGTTTGACGGAAGCGGAGACTGGATTACTGTCTCATCAGATCCCGCCTTCAGCTTTGGTACTGGTGACTTTACGGTTGAGTTTTTTGCTCGATGGAACTCTTTCGCAAACGTCAACGTAATTTTTGACACCAGAGACGGTGCGGCATCTGCTAACGGCATTGTTTTCTATACTACATCTGGGGGTGTTTTTGTTGTTTATCGTGGCGTTGCACCACTTATCACTGGAGCAACCTTGCAAACCGCCCAGTGGTATCACATAGCGGTTAGTCGTTCTTCTGGCACAACACGTCTTTTTGTTGATGGCGTGCAAAGCGGTTCATCTGCGTCCGATTCTGCAAATTATACTGATCAAAACTTCTTTGTAGGAAAAACCAATGAAGCGTTGTCAAACTATTTCAACGGCTACATTGATGAACTAAGAATCACCAAAGGCATAGCCCGTTACACCGCCAACTTCACTCCACCAACCGCACCGTTCCCTGACATCTAACCCGCCATCGTAGTGTCCCCGACTAATACAGGCTAGAATTCATTTGTTCCCGCTCTGCCTTCGGCATCGGGCCTGCTAATTGAGATGGCATTCACCGAAGACCCAAGTGTGTTCCTCGCTGATTTCGGCGTACCAATTTCGTCCGGGTCGGCGAGTGGGCTTGGGATTTTAGATATGCCAAGCGAGATGGTGGCTGATGGGGTGGTGCTGACGACGGACTACAAGGTCACCTGTCTTGCGAGTGAATTTGGCGATTTGCAATACGGCACTGGTGTGAACGTTGATGGCCTGCCTTACACGGTGCGTTCGGTTGAGCTGCTTGATGATGGGAAGTTTTGTGATTTGATGCTGCAGCGAAGTGCGACGCCTGTTTTGGCTGCGGTGTCCGCTGCTGTGCTTGATGGCGATGGGGTTGACACAGAGAGCACGGTTATCCTTGATGGAGGCAGTCCATCGACGGTTTATGTCGATGGAAATATTTTGAACGGTGGCATGCCATGAGCGACACGATCACTCGATTTTTGATTCGTAATGGCAGCGCTGCGCAGTGGACTGCCACCAACCCGATTTTGCTTGAAGGCGAAATGGGTATTGAGACTGATACGCGAAAATACAAGGTAGGAAACGGTATTAGTGCTTGGGCAGCACTTCCGTATTACATCGAAGGTGTTCTTGCACGCGGTCAGGCGAGCAAGATGACAAGCGGCACAATTTCTATTGCTACGGCTGGAACGTATCAGAGCACTGGACTGACGGCAACTTTTGATAGTGCAACTGACTATCAGGTGGTGTTGGGGACAAGCGATGCGTTTGGCTTGAAGAATGACAGCGGCACTACCAAGCTGTTTATGGTTCAAGCCAGCATGGACGCATCAGCTGGCAACAACCATACGCTGGGCATCAGTCTTGCAAAAAATGGCTCAGTAATTTCGCAGTCTGAATGCCGTGCTTTTACTGGATCTAATACGCAAATCACCAAGTTGTTTTGCTTCTGGATGGTTGAACTGGCAGATGGCGACGAGGTTGCCCTGTTTGTTGCCAATCACAATGACACAACTTCAATCAGCTTCCAGCGCGGAAGAATAAGCGCAATAGAGGTGAAGGCGTAAGGCCATGGACCGCGAAACCTTTAAGAACTGGATCAAGGTGATGCAGGCTCTGGAGGTGGCGGGTAAAACGGACTGTTACATTTATTATCGAGCGAAATCAATCGTAAGTGGCGGCTCGGATCCTGGGCCGTTTGGCAAGCTTCCCCAGCGAGGATTCAATGACGACAAAGCGTGAGCGAATTTTGCGAGCGATTACTACCGCGTTGACACCGACTGCGGGAGTGAATGGTCGTGTGTATCGAAGTCGTGTGACTGCGGTGCAGCGTGCTGAGTCGCCTGCGATCGTAGTGGAGCCGATCAATGACACACCAACGCAGAATACGAGTTTGCCAACGCTGGACTGGCGAATGCGTGTCAGGGTCAGCGTGATCGTCAGAGGAGATGTTCCAGATCAGATTGCTGATGCAGTGATTGAGGACATGCACGCCAGGATGGTGCGCGATTTAACGGTTGGTGGTTACGCGATTGACGTGCAGCCAGACGAGGTTTCGTTCAACCTTGTGGATGCCGATCAACCGGCCGGCGTAATTTTCAATGATTATATTGTTCAATACAGAACGAGTGTTGCGAGTTTGTCGTCTTAAAGTCTGATAAGCCACCGGATTTACAGTGATGGATGAGTTTCAAGGGCAAGGTGGC